AATCTGCCCGAACTCCGCCGCCTGTTCGTGGCATCCCTGACCGGCCGCACCGCCGACCCCGAAACCCTGGCCGATGATCTCGAATCCGCCTGGTTGTTGCCCGTCTGGAAGCAGTGGCAGACCGGAGCCGGCAAGCACTTCCCCAAGGGGTTGAGGGTTCGCGGACCCCGTGAACGCCGCGATGATCTGCAGGCGACCGCCGACAAGCTGCGCGCGGTGCTGCCTGAGCTGTGCGACGCCTACCGCTGCGCCCTGTCGGTTCTCCGCCCGCCGCCAGCCGGCGCCGATCGGGAAAGAGCGGACAACCTGGCAGAGCTGGAAGACGGGAACCGCTTTGCGCGTGGCGCCTATGCCGAGCTGTTGCACGTGGTGGCCACCATCGAGGAGGCCGCCCGCATCAGCGACGAACGCACCAGCACCGGCCCCACATCGTGGAGCGCCACCCCGGAAGCCCGGACCGCCCGAGGGTTGCGCCTGCAACTGGAACAGCGCGGCATCGTCTGCATCAACAAGGCCGCGGAGCCCTACCCCGCTGCGCCGCTGTCTGGATCTGGCCCTATCTGGAGCTGACCGGCGGCCCAGTGCCGCACCTGCGCGAAGCACTGCGCCGCCCCGCGAAGAGCACGCCGCCCGCCCCCGTTCTGCTGGCCTGGCCGCCCAGTTCGACGAGGCGGTGAACGATCGAGCTGCGGTTGCGTTGGCAAGCTGAACCGCTGAATCGCCGCACAACATCCGGTCAGAACGCCGAACTACCGGATCGCATACACCAAAACACAAGGATGGGCAATTTATTTCGATTCCGATCTAAATAGCCCACCCATGCCGGCGCTTGAATACTTGGGCATCCCAACCAAGCAACCCAAAGCGCCATGCAACACACCGCCCCTTCCCTTGCCCCTGCCGCCGGTCTGCAGAGCCCGCAACACGCCATCACCGCCGCCCTGGAGCTGCTGAGCACCGCCGGGATTCGCTTCCAGCCTGCCGCCATGCCGGACAAGCTGCTGAGGCTGGAAGAGGTCAGCGACCTGATCGGGTTCGGTCGATCGTGGATTGATATCGAGATGGCCGCCGGGCGCTTCCCTACCTCGATCAAGTTTTCCGAGCGCGCTGTCCGCTGGAAGCAATCCGACGTTTTGGCCTGGATCGCCCGTCAGTCCGCCTGATCGGAGCCGCTGCGCATGACGCCGGAACCAGTCCGCCTGAACAGCCACAACGACACCACCGAGACCACCGAGACCACCGAGACCACACCATGAACCTGATTGCCAAGATGCTCACCAAGACCAGCACCCCACCCGCTACCCTGGCCGACTGCCGCCAGATCGCCGAACAACTACGCGCCAAGCGCAGCGCGACGCCGACGAATGGCACGCGCGCCAGTGGTGTGCATCAATTCCACATCGACGCTACCCGGCTGCTTGACCTGCAGGGTGCGATGGAGCGTCGCGCTGCGCTTGGCGCGTAGTTGTTCGGCGACCGTGACACCGAGGCGCACGCGATGGCCGCCGAAATTTCCAGCAGCAAGGCGCAGCGCGACCACATCGCGCAGACGTTCCAGCGCCTGAAGGATGAGCGAGCCCAGCCGCTCGCACGTCTGGAGGCTGCCGCCGCCACCAGCGCCGCCACCATCGACGAACTGAGCGCCGCACACGCCAAGGCGAAGCAATCCAAGGCGGACGCCCAGGCCGCGCACATCGCCGACGGTGCCGCCGGCACGCTGGACACGCGCAAGCTGGACACCGAGGTACGCCGCAGCGCCGACGCGCTGGAAGAAGCGCGCGAGCGCCTGGCCGCCGTCAATGGCCGGCTGCAGGCGATCGGCGCCGAGATCGCGCAAGCCGAGGCGGACGCCAACGAGCGCGCCAAGGCCCTGAACGACCACATCAAGAGCCTGGAGCAGTCCGCGCAAGAACTGACGATCGACACCGCCGCCGGTCTGTACGTTCTGACGTTGGCGCACGCGCTGCGCGACCCCTACGAACTGCCGAAGTTCGACCTGAAGATTCACGACGCCCGCCGGGTGCCGTTCGTGTCCGGCCGAACCTATGAGGTGACGGACGGGAACATCGCGGTATTCCTGCGCGCCCAGGCCGCCCCGTCGCCTGATGAATGGCTGTCCGAGGTGCGCGCGTCTGGTGTGCTGGATTTCCAGTATGAACCCGTCCATGTGCCGCACATGGCGAGCGAGAAGAGTGGCGGATGGTTTCAGTCTGTCAGCGGACGCTGAGCAACCTGGTGGAACTCCGCTATGCCTGAACACATCAACTCCCCCCGCAGCGTTCGGTTCTTTGTCTTGGCAGATGGCGAACCGCGACGGCTGCACGATGCCTTGGACCAGATCACCAAAGCAGCCCTTACCGCCCACCACAGGCTGACAGCCACGCCTGTGGCAGACCAGCCCGAACAACTTCAGCGTGACTTGCAGGAAGCCGCCCAGGAGCTGAAGCTGGTTGTTGGTCTGAGCGAGCAGAACCGCCGGGCACTGCATGCCCTGATGTCATCGGGTCCTGTCACCTTCAGCGTTGCCACCGAGGGCTGACGACATGGCCACCGGACCCCGCATTCAGTACGAAATCGCCGCGACCGCCACCGGCGCGGCCGAGGTCGAGAAGCTCGCCACCGAGCTGGAGAAGCTGGACGACGCCGTAGACCCGGCGCTCGCCCAGAAGGCACGTGAGGCCGCCGCTGCACTTCGTGCGATCGGCCAGCAGCAGGAAGCCATTGACGCGTTCGTGCGCTGGAAGACGGCCACGGGCGAGGCCCGCGCCGAACTCGATCGCGCCCAGGCGGCCGCCCAGAAGCTGGCCGCCGAGATCGCCCAGGCGGGCGAGCCGACCAAGGCGCAAGCCGGGCAGATGCAGAAGCTGCGCGACGCGGTACGCGATGCCAAACAGGAACTGCAGCAGCAGACCACCAGCCTGGACAGCGCCCGGTCCGGCTTGACGCAACTGGGCATCCCGCTGGATGGCGTGGCCACCAAGCAGCGCGAGCTGAAGAAGTCCACCGCCGACGTACGGCAGGAGGTCGAGGCGCTGGCCACGACCGCCCGCGGCGCCTCGGGCTTCACGGCCCTGGTGCGTGATACAGACGCCGCCCGGCTGCAGATGGAGGCCGCTGCCCGCTCGGTCGATGCCTACGCCCGTTCGCTGGGGGCTGCCGGCCCGCCGACCGCCTCACAGGTGAGCGAGTTGGCCAAGTTGCAGCAGGCTGCCGCACAGGCCCGCGCCGAGTTCGAGCGGCTGCAAGCCGAGACGGTGCAGCAAGCCACCGCACTGCGCCAAGCCGGCGCCAACACGGAACAACTCACCGCCCAGGCCCGCGAGCTGGCCAGCGCCCAGCGACAGGCCGCCACAGCGGCGCAGCAGTTCGGCACGCAGTCGACTGCAGCAAGTGCCCAGGCGCAGCGTGCACACGATGGTGTGCGCAGCGGGATCGACAGCATCGGGAGCAGCCTGCGCACGGTGCAGGGGCTGGCCGCTGCCGCGATCGGCGGTGACCTGCTGGCCGGCACGGTCGGCGATGTGATCAAGACCGCCGACGCCTACGACAACCTGGCCGCCCGCATCAAGCTGGTGACCGGCGAGGGCGTGGCGTTCGACACCGCGTTCCAAGGCGTCTACGAAGTCGCCAAGCGCACCAGTTCCGCCTTGGAGTCCACCGGCACGCTGTTCAGCCGCATCGCCACCGCTGGCAAGGAACTGGGACTGAGCCAGCAGCAGGCGCTGCAGCTCACCGAGACGATCAACTCGGCGGTTCAGCTCTCTGGTGCCAGTGCCCAGGCGTCCGACGCCGCCATCACGCAGCTCATTCAGGGGCTTCAGTCGGGCGTGCTGCGTGGCGAAGAGTTCAACAGCGTGATGGAGCAGGCGCCGCGCCTGGCGTCCGCGCTGGCGGACGGGCTGAACGTGCCGATAGGAAAGCTGCGCGAGATGGCCGGGGAAGGCAAGCTGACCACCGCCGCCGTGCTGCAGGCCCTGCAGGCACAGCGGGCCGTCATCGAACGCGAGTTCAGTTCACTGCCGGCGACGGTCGGCCGGGCCATCACGAACCTTCAGACCGAGTGGTCCAAGTTCATCGGCACCACCAACGCCAGCACCGGCGCCACGGCCACGGTGGCCGAGGGCATCAACCTGCTGGCCGGCAACCTGCAGGAAGTCGCCGACGTGGCTGGGCGTGCTGGTTCGGTGCTCACCGCGGCACTGGCCGTGCAGGGGGTTACCGCGCTGCGGACGTTCGTCGCCGAGGGTCGAGCCGCCGCGCTGGTCAGTACCGCGCTGTCGGCTTCGTTGGGGTCGATTCCCAAGGTCATCAGCATCACCGTGGCGGCGGCTGGCTTCGAGGTCGGTTTCCGAATCGGGGAGATGCTGCGGGAGAACTCTGCCCTGGCGCGACAGCTCGGGGTGGCGGTGGCTGGGTTCCTGCAGGCCACGGTGAGCGATCTGCAGTTGCTCGCCGAGAGCGCCAAGGCCATCTTCACGAACGACACCATCGACGCCGCGCTGACGCGCTACAAGCAGCGGGCAGCCCAACTGGACGAGTCGTTCCGCGTGCTTTGGGATGAAGCGGAGAAGGGGCCGACCAGCGCAGCCGCAGCAATGGATCGGGCATCTGGCGCCGCACAGGTGGCAGGAGCCTCGGCACAAGGTGCAGCGCAGGCTGTGGGCAGCATTGCCCCGGCCGCTGGGGCTGCCACCGGAGCCCTTGCCGGCCTAGGGGCTCAGGCGGCAGCCTCACTGCCTGTTGCGCGAGATGCGGCGCAACAGATCGCGGACAAGCTCAGCGAGGTCGGCCAGAAGGGAGGCGTGGCCAAGGACGTATTCGAGAAGGACATCCCCGGCGCCATCGAAAAAATGGATGGGGCAGCGCTGGGGCAGTCGGACGCGCAGCGGTTCGGCGATCAGATGCAGGCGAGTGGTGACGCGGGTTCGGCTGGCCTGGCCAAGTCCGAGCTGGCCGCCGATCGCCTGCAGCAAGCCATGGTGCTGGTGGGAAACAAGGCCGCCACCGCGCTGGGCGTTGACCTCGATTCGGTCGGCACCCGCGTGACCAAGAGCTTCACCGACGCCGACAACAACCTGAACGTGCTGCTGCGCAGCCTGCCCCTGTTGAAACAGCAGGGGGTGGACACGGGCGCGGCGGTTGCCCAGGCGCTGGGGGGCATGATCAACCGGGCGAAGAACGAAGCCGAAGTGGATGCCGTAGTGAGCCGCATCAACACCTTGGGGCAATCGGGTGTCTTGAGCGGTCAGCAGGTGGCTGGTGCGATGCAGGCGGCGGGTGATCGGACTGCGGCCCTGCGCACCAGCATCGAGGACGCCACGCCGGGGATCAACTCGCTGGGCGAGGCGGCGCGACGTGCGGGGGTGGACTTCGGGGCATTGACCACCGGAGTTTCAAAGCCGTTTGCTGATGGTGTTGTTCAAGTCCGCGACCTAGCAGACCAGATCAACGCCACGGGCACGAAGGCGAGCCTAGCCGGGCCGGTACTCGCCCAAGCACTGAACCAGCGTGCAGCAGCGGCGCAGACCACCGAAGAGGCCCGGCTGCTGGAAGCCGAGATCAGCCGCATCATCGGCCGATCGCCCGAACTGGCCGGTGCGCTCTCTGGCGCCCTGGATCAGGTGAAGCAGAAGACCGCCGAGCTGACGCCGGAGATGAAGCGATTGCGGGCTGATGCCGACCTGCTGGGTGTCAAGCTCACGCAAGGCACCGAGTCCGGAACTGGAGGGGTCACCAAGGTCATCGAATCCTACGAGCGACTGAAAACTTCTGGTCAGGTCACTGCTGGCGAGATCGACACCGCCTTCCAGAACATGGCGCTGAAGGTCATGCAGTCGTCTGGAGGGGTAGCCCCTGAGTGGCTGAAAGTCGAGGCTGGCCTGCGGGGCGTGACGCTACAGGCTGACCAGACGGGTGGATCCCTTTCGGGTGTTGGATCTTCGGGCCAGAATGCAGGCAACCAGATTGCCGAAGGGCTCAACAACGCGAACGGATCTGGGCTGACCCTGCTGGACACGCTGCGTAGCGTGCGCGAGCGAAACGCCGAAGTGACCGCCGCAAGCGCCGCCTCGGACGCAGCCCGCAAGGCGATGAACTCCCAGGCAGTCGATGCGACCGGGGTGTTCCGTCTGCGGGAGAAGCTGGATTCAGGCACGCTGACTGCAGCCGATGCCGACCTGGTGAAGGGTGTCGCCGACGCCGCCAAGCAGAACGCCGCGATGAGCAAGGGCGCCAACCCAAGCGCTTTGTCTCAGGAGTTCTGGCGCAGCCTGCAGGAACAGACGGCCATCGCCCAGCGCGCACAGGAGGTGCTGGCAGGGTTGGGTTCCATGCCTGCATGGGGACAAGGGGTGAACCGCATCACCCAGGCGCCTGCACCGGTCATCGCACCGCCGACCCCGACGCCAGCCCCTGCCCCTGTAGCACAGGCGTCCCGCACGGTGGTGGTGAATCTCGCGCTGCCGGGTGGTGGTACCCGTACCGAGACCATCCAAGCCAGCGACCAGCAAAGCGCCGACGCACTGCTGCGGGTGCTGGAGAGTTCAGCCCGGGCGATGGGCCGATGAGCCGAAGTCCTGGCACCGAACACTGACCCCGACCAACCCGACACCAGAAGCCGGCCCCGTGCCGGCTTTCCTGTTCCTGGACACCCCTTCCGAGTTACAGCGGGCGCCTGTTCACACCCCGAAAATCACCTCGGAACCATACAGTTCCAGATTAGCGATAATGCAAGGTTATCGCTAGTTGAGGCCGTTTATCGGGGGCATGAAGCCACGGTGCACCATGAAACCGACTGAATCGGAAAGCTGAAACAAAGTTTCATGCGGAGCCGATCGACCAGCCGGGGCCGCCCCGGTTCGTGTTGTCCTGGCAGACCACACCGACACGATCGGCACCCGTTGCCGGTGCTGCGGGGTGTCGGCACTGAAGCACAAGAACACGCACGCCGAACCATACCCCTACAGGGTATTTCAGGCAAAAACTGCCAGCCGGGACCAGTCGGACACCCTGAAGTGACCACCGAACCCGAGCCGGACCCCGTGTTTCCTGCCCGTCCCCGGGTTCTGTCCCCGATGCACTGCGACCTGTCCCCGGCAGTGTCCCCGGCTGGAAAACGTCGGCGTGAACCCATGCGCACCCAATCGGGCACAAGCGGGCGACGTGTCCCCGTGTCCCCGTTGTCCCCGTCTGTTTTGAAGTCAAGGTAGCGATGCACCCCTAAATACATCAGGTGGTATGCAGACCGATCCGGGTTCAAGTCCTGCAGCAGATGCGCCCGACCCCTTCACCCTGGTGCAAGACACGACCCCGACAGGGGCCACCGACCAGCCGGACCCGCAATCCCGAAAGGAAGAACCGGCCATGAAGAACCAAAACCAATAAACTGAAAATACTTTCATGATCAGTCACTTAGGTGGCCGATCATGTTGGCCCCGGCTCCACCAAACCAAGGTTCGCGGACGTTCGCATAAGTCCGCAGAACCACCAAAAAGCCCTAGAGAATCAACGCTCTAGGGCTTTTTTTCGTCCGCATGAGGTTGCACCAGTTCGCAACCTTCCGCGCCACGGACTGAAGAAAATACTGAAGAACCTCAGAATCCGGTTCTTCACCCCAAAAAGTTCTTCATCGTCATGGCTCGATACCTGATCCCCTCTGACAAGACCATCAAGGCGCTGAAGCCCGGCGCTGTGGACTCCGACGGAAAGCCGGTCAAGCGGCTGAACGACGGGGACGGGCTGTTCCTGCTGATGTCGGCCCGTGGTTCGCTGGCGTGGCGCTTCTGGTACACGCTGAACGGGCGCCCGAACATCCTCAGTCTGGGCACCTACCCCGACACGGGGCTGGCGCTGGCCCGGCGCAAGGCAGACGAGGCGCGGGCGTTGGTGGCCGCAGGGACCGACCCAAGCGAGAAGCGCAAGGCGGAGAAGGCCGAACACGACCGCCAGCACGAGGAACGCCAGCGGGAAGCGGCGGGCCTGCCCCCTGTGGGGAGCTTCGAGGCCGTGGCCCGTGAGTGGCTGGAAGAGGTTCACGCCCACAAGGTCAGCCCGGGCCATGCCGAGCGGACCCGCATCCGCCTGGAACAGAACGTGTTCCCGTGGCTGGGGCGGCTGGCGCTGGTCAGCGTGACGGCGCCGAAGCTGCTGGAATGCCTGCGGCGGGTGGAGAAGCGGGGGACGGTCGAGACTGCGCACCGGGTGAAACAGGCGTGCGGGCAGGTGTTCCGGTACGGCATCGCCACGGGACACTGTGAGCGTGACCCGTCGGGCGACCTGCGCGACGCCCTGCGCCCTGTTGTCGTGACGCACCATGCGGCGCTGACCGAGCCGCGACGGGTGGGCGAGTTGCTGCGGGCCGTGGACGGCTACCCCGGACAGCCGACGACCCGGGCCGCCCTGCTGCTGTGCGCCCTCACCTTCCAGCGACCGGGCGAGGTGCGGGGCGCCGAGTGGGCAGAGGTCGACCTTGACGCGGGAACCTGGCTGATCCCCGGGCACCGGATGAAGCGCAGCGTGCAGGGCAAGGCCACGGGGCCGGCGCACCTGGTCCCCCTGTCTCGGCAGGCCGTGGCCGTGCTGCGCGAGCTGCAGCCGCTGACGGGTGGCCGGGTGCATCTGTTCCCGGGCCTGCGCTCGCCCCTGCGCCCCATCAGCGACGTGACCCTAGGCGCGGCACTGGCCCGGCTCGGGTTCAGCAATGACGAGATGACGGCGCACGGGTTCCGGGCGATGGCCCGCACGATGCTGGCTGAACGGCTGGGCGTGGCCGAACCCGTCATAGAGGCGCAACTGGCCCATGCCGTGCCCGATGCGCTGGGGCGGGCGTACAACCGGACCGAGTTCGCCGACCAGCGCCGGCAGATGATGCAGACGTGGGCCGACTACCTGGACACGCTGCGCACCGGGGCACAGGTGATCCCGATCCGGGCCGCCTGAATCCTCGGGCCTTCCTTCCTGGTGCAGGCTGCAGGCAGACCGCCACGCCCCTGACCCGGCACGACCTCACGCACACCACCAGCCCGGCCCCTGTGGCCGGGCTTCGTCTGTCTGGCTAGGTGTTCCTGGCAGGCGTCAGCCTGTCCGTGTTGGCTGCTGCAGGTGCCCGGCTTGCCCGGCCTGCCGGTGCATCCCGTGGCCGCCGGGGAGAGGCGGCGGCGCGGGTTTCCCTACGCGCGACACATGCGGAAGCGCTGGCACCAAGACAGAAAGACCAGCCAAATCAACGACTTGCGCGAACTACCGCGAATCTCTCAGGCTGGAACATGCACACCTCACCGGGGACAAACCGGGTTTCAGCCCTGCGCAGACACCAGAAACATCAATGGAATCAAGCACTTATGACAGCCTCAGACCTTCAGGATCTGCCGGGGACAGACCGGGGACACCAGAGGGAGAGGCAACGGGGACAGACCGGGGACAGCCGGGGACAGATGAGAGAGAGGAGAGAACTCTTCTTCCTTCCCTTCCTGTCCTGGTCGGGGCGGTCGGAACCAGCCGCCGATCAGGGCCTGGTCATGGGCGGTGCCGGGTGGGCGTCCGGGGGGCCCACCCCCCCCTATAGGTTCTTCTGCAGGTGAACTTCACTGCGGGTAATTCGACCCGCGTGGCCGTGCCGCTGATAGGGATTTCTGCCGAGGTTGACGGCGAGACAGGTAGACAAAGGTTGTCGTTTGTCGATGGTTGACGCAAGATAACGGCATGATCAAAGCACATACACCGCCAGACGCCGCCGGGCCGTCGCTCTCCAAGTGCGCTGCTGCCCTTGGGGTGTCCAAACAATACCTGTCGAAGCTCAAGCGACAGGGACGCATCCAGCCCGGCGCCGACGGCTGCTGGTCCGTTGACGGGCTGCGGGCGCAGATCGAGGCGGGCCGTGATCCTGGCAACGTCGTCGCCACTGCTGTTCGTCAGCAGATGGCAGAACCCGAGGTGAACAAGGCCGAAGCCGACGCCACGGCTACCGCCGCGACCGATGCGCTGGGTGCCGCCCAGGTCGAAGCCCTGTACGGCACCGACCATCGGCAGAACCTGCTGATCGCTCGGAGTCTGCGGGAGCGCGAGTTGGCCGCCGCCGCACGGATCGCACGCATGGAAGCGGAGGGCAAGCTGGTGCTTCTCGAAGATGTGCGGCGCGAATCCTTCACCATTGGGCGCACGACAAGGGATGCCGTGATGCGTGCCTGCATGAAGATCGCGCCCACGCTTGTCGGCATCGGCGACGCTTGGGAGATGGAGCGCCGATTGACCGAGGCCATGCGCGGCGCGCTGAGCGAGGTAGTGCAACAGATGGAGCAGGTGGCTTGACGACTTGGCGCACGTACCCGGCTCATTGCGCACGGATGGCGCGATGAAGAAGCCGGCGCACGTCCTCCCCGGCTGGGCCGTCTCGTGCGTTTTTGCAGGATTACGCACTCATGCGCACTCATGCGAACGATTCAGGGGGGTTTGTGCTACGCTTTGGGCAGGTGCTTGAAAACACCTTTGATAGAGCGGATGGCCTCCCCGACAGCGAGGCTTTGTCACGTCCAGAATCCTCCCGGTTTCGGCGTGGTGGCCCTTGTCCGTAAGGCTAGGGGCATGGCTCTATCCATGTTTTCAACCACCACGCCCCCTGTTGCCATGCTTGAAAACGTGGTCACAGGGGTCACCACAGCGTTCATAGAGGAACCGTGACATGACGAGCACCCACGCCCCTGAACAGGCCCCCAGCGCCACCGCTGCCCCGTTCACCCCGCCTTCCACTGCATCGGCCCCTGCCGCATTCGACACGTCCACCG